AGGTAAGCTCCACCTTTGGAAGCGTACAAGCGAGCCGTCATTTGAATTTCGTCAGCCATGTTAGGATTTTAGGTTAGAAGTCTCGGGTCTACGTTGTAAGGATATGCGAAAAGGTCCCAAGCAGCAAAGGTCCAAGTTTCGTTGCGTTCGACTTGGTTGGTCTTGATCATCAATGAAGTCGAATCATTGGTCTTCAACCAACTCCAGACCGTTCCAGATGGGGTAAGGTTGGGATTCGATGGAGCCTTTGGCATCATCGTTCTCACTGATGTTGGGAACTGATTTATATTCGCCAGATTGATTCCATCATAAACCGCCGAGATAATCGGTGGAGTCGCAGGAAGACCATTACGGGCAGAGTAAGATGAGATCCGAGTAAGAGAGCAACGAGAGGTTTGAAAGCTATCTTGACCTCTTGCAAGTCGAATAACTAATTGCCCAGCAAGCGGGAATTGAGATTCGGAAAAAGTTAGCTTGTTGTTTTTAGGATCTTCTCCAGAAAGCTTAATGGCTGAAAAATAATCAGCTTCTGTGGCTCCAGCTCCAAATGTAGAGACGAATCTTTTAGCTTCTTCCCTTACTTGTGGCAATTCAAACAAAGATGCATCAACGTATTCAGTCCGAAACTCATACCGTTGCGCTGGCTCATCTTCATCAATCGGAGCTTGAACGGTAGGAGTGTTAGGATTGAAATTGGTCCCAGAATAAGTGACGGTCGCTTCAGAATACGGACCATCTTCATTGATCTGGTATTTCCCACCAGCAGCAACCCAATTAGCAGAAGCAGCGCGGAGAGCATCTTTACTTCCGCGATACTTATACGTTATGTAACGACCTGTTCCATCGCCATTGTTGTATTGGCGAGAGACTTCGATATATCCAGTATCAACTGGAAGAATCGTATTGGTTTTGATCGTTGCCATATTATTCTTGAGATATGCGGTCAGCAGTCTTGCCAGTGTTCTTGCTGATTTGCTTCAACTGCAACGTCTGCTCTATGGCTTGCTTGATAGCAACATCTTGAGCCGATTGAAAGCCAGTAAATCCACCAATGCGAGCTAAAGGATCTTGAGATCCACCAAGAGAGAATCTTGGACCTGTTACTCTCTCAAACATTGTCTGCCCAATAGCTGGAGGATTCGTTGGTGATGGCGTTGGAGTTGGAAGCGGAGCATTTACGCTTGCTGCTTTCAATGCTTGAACACCACCGGGAAGATTCCCGAGCATCGTAGCACCGATTTGAGACGGAGTTACTTTTACGTTGAAAGCTTTGGCAAGATCAGTGTTTTGATCATTGAGATATTTTATCGCATCAGCAGTTGCTGTAATACCATCGGCTAATGGTTTTGATGCTAATGCTTTAAGTCTCCTGATCTGTTCATCAAATAGATTATTGCCGCGAGACAATGTATCCAATGTCTGTTCCGAAATAAGCTCTCTTCCTTCAGTTGTCTTATAATCAGCCAAAGCAGCACCAGCAGTTTTCAACTTCAGACCATAAATATCAACCATTGCAGCGGTTGTTTGAGCAGACCTGCCGGATTCTTTGTAAGCTTGAGCAGCTTTAATGGACAAATCTAAATTTGAAATCTGAGAATTTGATAAGTCATCAATTGATACTCCTAAATTGTTAAGAGTTCCAATAGCCTCTTTATCTCCAGATGTAGCTTTGAGTCTGATTTGCTCAAACTTTGCTAATACAGATCCAAATTTTTCAAATGAAACACCACTTTCACCAGCAAGAATTTGAAGACGTTGAACTTCATCGCTAGTCAAGTTCAACTGTTCAGACAAGTCTTTAATTTCATCCGCTGCATTCATTAAATGCCGAGTGAATCCAACAACAGCAGAAGCTGCAAATGCCTGCCCAAGTCGGCTGGTTACTGCATTTTTGAAGCTTGTTCCAAACTTCTCACCAAGACTTTGGACTCTTTTCAAGTCCATTTCAAACTTGGTTGCATCAACACCAAGCTTCACCAACATCGAAAGAATACCCATATTATACCTCTTGTTGGCTTTGCCAGATTGCTTCGCTTTTATCGTCCCACAACTGAACCTGCCCCATCATCTCTGCGTGAGCTAGAATAAGCCTTTCTGCGTCACCAAGAGGCATCTGGATTGCATCATCAGGAGCAATCCCAATATTGAGGCAGCCAACCAAGACCCGTTCTGGCCACGGCATTGCAGGAGTCTTTGATCTGCTTCCGCTCTCCATCAATACCTCTGGAGCGGTTGACTGTTCTTTTAGCCAAAGCTGGAACTTATCGGATTCAGCCAACAAGTTGAGCTTGGCAATCCGTTTTCCCCAGAGCCACAAAACCAATCCGCTCCATACAGACTTGATTGCTCGAATTGATTCAAGCGGAGACTGTGAGCAAACGGTCACAGCCTCCACCAAATCGGTTGGCGCGATCTCTCCGCCCAAGACAAACGGAGAGCGCAACCTTTGCAGCACGATTGCGTGTCCTACGGTATAAGGCACCAAACGGACTCCCAGCACAACAGGTGCGGGAAGTCCGGTCTCTGACAGGATCTTTGCGAGATCGGCCACAGGTTAAACAGTCAAATCAAAAACTGAAGCATTACCGGCAAGCGACGGGTACTTGGTCACGGTCACACTAACCATAACCTTACCGCTGCTGGTGAACTTGACGCTTCCACCGCCAGAATAGACATAATCTCCATCAATGGAAACACCGCCCACGGTAACACCGTCGGTTGTGGCAATCGTAGCGTAACCATTCACAGCAGGAAGACCGGCAGCAAGTTTGGCTTGAGCAAATGTAGAAGCGGATGGAATGAACGTCACGTTCAACGAAATTCGCTCGTTTGCAGACACTTGAGCCACAACCTCACCGGCAGAATTCTTGATCTGCTCAACATCGGCCTCATGGGTCGCGTCGTAGCTCTCAATGGTGGTGATTGCTCCAGTCGTCAGAGCGACTCCAGCCGGTGTTTTGAGGGTTATCGTTCCCTTTGCGCCATAGACTAGCGCGAGTCCTTTTGAATTTGCCATGTTGTTGGGTTGTTAAATTGAGTTTGCTGCTGCAAAGATTGTCATCGACCGCGAGAAAGTTCTAGCCCTTTCGCTAGTGTCATTGACCCCAAAGTCTGTTGGAGTAGCAAAGAATGCGGTAAAACCACCAGACGGATCATCATCTCCGGTGTTTAAGTCCGAAATGTTATCATCGACGAACAGCGGTTGCAGGATATTTTCAAATGCTGCAACGGTCGCCAGCAGGTTATACTCTGCCGTATCATCGGCTGAAAGCTGAAGAGTCGCGGTAACATCAACCTCACAAGTCCGGTCAATCGGATGTACCGGAACCGCAGTCGAAGAACGGATTACAATGCGAGGGAAGTCTGGCATCCTATCTTCTAAATCTTGGTCAGCAAAAGCTCCATGCCCATAACTTGTCAAACAGGTTGGAGTCCCAAGCGGAGATGCTGACCAATCTTGAGCAGCCAGCCAATCGGCTAAAGCGCGTTCAGTACGGAGAGCGACAGCATTCATACAACGACAATCCCTTTCGCTTCCATACCATCAGCCGCTTCTTGGAGACTTGCTGCAATGTGAGATTTCAACTCTCTCGCTTCATCATTGTAAGCTTGCTGCATAGCCTTAGCGTAGATTGATTCTACATTGCTGATTTGATTATCAGCCAGACCAATGTTCAATCGGACATGGGAACTCGGAGAAAACCCAGCCTTTGCGTTGTAAGCATATGCTGAAGATCCACGGTGCATGGAGACATTCTCCTGAGGTAATCCATACTGATTTGCCAGATTGATCAACGCTTGATTTCCAGCCACCACCTTAACGCCAGCGGATCCTTTTCTAGCGCGACGAGTTCCACCAAATTGTTGAAACGACGGAGACAGCCGTTTGATCGCTTTGGTTACAGCACTCTTAAGGTAACCCACAGAACCAGCAGCGCGACGACGCAATTTAGCCGCAGCATCACGCATTTTCTGGCCGTAGAGACCTTCGTTCCCAAGCTTTGCATTCTTAGCTTGAGCGATCAAATGGACCAATCGCAATTGGCGAGACCTTCCAACCTTCTTGCCAGTCTTCTTATCAAATGCAGCCGCACCAATCGGTCGGTTGTAGTAATCAAGAATCTTATTACGAGCCGCTTGCGGAGACTTAGGAGGGAGCAAGCAATACAACCTCAGCATCAAGAAGAACGTGCGAGCATTGACTGCATCAGCCAAAGACCGCCGAGTCTTTGGAATGTACTCTTTCCAAGCAGCGTCAAACCGAGAGGTATCAACTGTAACGGTTGGCCTCATTTGGTTTTGGCTCCTAACTCCAGAACGTAATAGGCACCAGTGCCGTCTCGCTTGGCAGACAGGATTCTAAGAGATCGACCGTCGTAAGTCACCGTACGGCCAACCACCGGAATCATTTTCCCAAAAGTTAGCAATAAGCGGTCAGTGTTCTCTTGCAATAGCAAGTTTCCATCCTCTTGAGTCAGACGAGCCGCATTAGTTCCGACATCAGCACTCCAGACAGTAGCGTCAACGGTGACCAATGTGGAATCGGCCAACCTCCAGTCTGACAATCGGACAAGCAGACGTACTTGAACATTGTCTTGGAATCCACCAGATATGACAGAATTAGCGTCAGTGATTGATGCCGGAATGCATCGCACCAATTCTCCCTGCCACAGAAACGACGGATTACCCATCGCGCTCTGTAGCACAGCCATCCCCATCTGAAGACTGGTTGCTATGAAGTTCAAGCGGCGTGGAAGTAGACTCCGGTGACTGTTAGCGTAGATCCGGTTTGGACGTGAGAAGTCAAAGGATCAATTGATCCGTTTTCGTAATGGACCAATTCAGCAAATGCTTGTCCCGCCAATGTTGCGCCTTCGATCTCGGTCTTAGCATTAGCAGCAAGTCCGTCAGCTTGAACGCAAACGGCAGCAGCGTAAGTCGAAGAATCGGGAAGGCTTAATCGCAACGAACCAGAGGCAACTCCTGCCGCATTGGTTACAGACAACGATACCGTGAACCAACGAAGATTTCCAATCTCGGTGTAACGAGCGGAATTGATGGTTACAGTGTAGGTTCTACCACCACCGGAAT